TGAGTAGTGATTGAATTTGCTCATGATGTTCTCCTTGGGGTTAGATGTTGAATTCGTTGGCTCTGAGGAACGCAATGTCTTCGATGGATGCCGTGCACACGGCCATCATGTGCTTGTTGAGGTACGCCTGAAGTTTGGCGCGGTTGGTTGGTGAGGGCAGTTTGCGGTATGCGTTGATGAGTTTAGACATGGTGTTTTCCTTTGAATGTGAATGAGAGTGATTCGCAATACGATTTGCGTTAGACAAGAAACGAAACACCGAGAGAACTTCTTTCTCTCGGGTTCGCAGAAAAAAGCGGGTCACTGTGACCCGAAAATCATGCAACGAGAGCTTTCAGGGCTTTGCGTTGCTCTGCGGGTGTGAGCTTGTTGAAGGCTTCGATGATTTTCGCAACAGGGTCAAGCGGTTCTTTCTTTGCGCTCGAGGCTCTGCGCGTGGTTCCCTCGATCATCAGCATGATGTCGCGCACCACAGTCTTCGCGCCCTCGTACTTCGGGTGATCGCTGACCAGTACGATCTTGCCCGCTTTGGTTTCCCGATACTCCGCGCCAGTTTTCTTGCAAGCCCACTCGATCACAATGGGTCTGCACTCCTCGACTGTCGCGTAGCCTGCTTTTTGCATACCCGTTATAAGCGTGACCCGTGAGTCAGCGAATGTATCGAGTGTTTTAAATGCTTGAGTTTTGTTTGTCATGTTGTTTTCTCCTTGAGGTTGATTGAATTGCCTAGGGCTGACTACCTTAGACAACTTCTATTGTGCACACACCCCCTTTTGATCGCTATCGAGAGCCTTTTCCTACCCCTTTTCCATGCCTTTTCGGGTCACTTTGACCCTGTTTTGAGGCGTTTTTGGCGGTATTCGACCCCTACCCCACCCCCACCAGCCCAAATTCCCATGCACCCCCGCTGCCAGATACGAACACTGTTCCATAACCGCACAGCAAACTTTGTAATAACTAAGTACTAAATAGGCACCCCCCACAAATTTTATAAAAATTCAGAAATACCCGTGTCAAACGTTAGACAACACCAAATAAAAAAAGCCCCGACCTTGCGAGCCGGGGCTAAAGATGGCAACTGCTTACCATCAAGGAGAAAGCAAGCGAACTTGATGAGTTTGGCCAAAGGCCAAAACGATCTTGCGCACCCACTCAATTTGAGTGTACATTATCTACATCGCAGGTTCAAGGGCTTATGCGCAGATGCTAGATCACTTAATCAATTTCGAGCCAGAGGTGCAGGAGCACCCGGGTAACTTCGTCCCTATGGACAAGACTGACCCAGCGGATGCCGTGGATGGAATGTCTAACACAGTCGACTGGCTGAAAGAACTGGGTGCTGTAGACACAGATACTTTGGTCAATGAGCATCAAAGCCAAGCAGCACGTACTGCTTTCACCAACATCGTCACCGCCAAACCTGCGGAAATGACGCATACCTCTCTGGCAAATATCAAAACGCCAGAAGCTGTGCAGCGTCTGGTTGGGATGCTTTCCGCCTACGACTGGGAATTTGTACAGCAAGCCAAGGAAATCAGGGGCTACACAGTGGCCAAGCTGGTTGAAGAAACTGAACACCCAAACGCCAACATCAGGCTCAAAGCGCTTGGCCTCCTAGGGAAAGTCACGGAAGTTGGGTTGTTTACAGAGAAGATTGAAGTCAAGAAGACCGAAATGTCTGACGTTGAACTAGAGGCGCGGATCAAAGACAAGCTCAACAGGTTCATGGGTGTGATCGACGTGGTCGATGTCAGCGAAGACGAGAAAGACTCAGATGAAGCGTGACGCTTTTACAACACTGAGTAAGCTTGAGCTTGAGGCCATGGAGAAGGCGCTCCCGTACATGAGCGTGCAAGAGAAGATGGAGTTGTTTGACGATCTTGAGCTTCGAGAGAAACGCGCCAGCCTGAAAGCGGCCAGCACCAACATGCTAGGATTTGCCAAGGCGGTATACCCCGGATTCAAAGTTGGCCCCCACCACAAGAAACTGGCCAAGATATTTACCGATGTCGTAGAAGGCCGCAAGAAGCGCGTGATTATCAACATTGCGCCTCGTATGGGTAAGTCTGAGTTCTCCTCCTACCTGTTCCCTGCTTATTTTTTAGGCAAGTACCCTGAGAAGAAGATCATCATGGGCACGCACACTGCAGGTCTGTCCGAAGACTTTGGTAGGCGCATTAGAAACTTGATTGATACGGAGGAGTACCGTGAAGTCTTTCCTCAAACAATGGTGGCAGATGACCAAAAGGCCGCAGGAAAGTGGTCGACTTCTGCTGGGGGTCAGTATTATGCTGCTGGTGTGGGAGGCGCACTTGCCGGGCGCGGTGCTGACTTGTTTGTTATTGATGACCCACATTCAGAACAAGATGTGAAATCCAACAGCCGTCTAGCGTTTGACACGGCATGGTCTTGGTTCCAAACGGGCCCACTGCAGCGTCTGATGCCGGGCGGTGGGATCATCATTGTGATGACGCGTTGGTCGCTCCTAGACTTGACCGGACGCTTGATTGACTACCAGACCAAAAACCCAGAAGCCCTTCCTTGGGAGATCGTAGAGTTGCCAGCCATCTTGAACGATGGAGAGGAAGACGAAAAGTCCCTCTGGCCAGACCAGTGGTCGCTTGAAGCGCTGAAATCTACCAAGGCCAGTATCGACCCAAGGTACTGGAACGCTCAGTACATGCAGCAGCCCACGGCTGAAAACTCGGCCATTGTGTCCAGAAAGATGTGGAGAATCTGGGAAGCGGACGAGCCGCCCTCTTGCGAGTACATCATCCAGTCTTGGGACACGGCGTTTGAAACCAAGAACAACTCCGACTATTCCGCGTGTACAACGTGGGGGATTTTCTACAACGAGGAAGAAAATGACTCGCCCCAACTTATCCTTTTGGATGCGTTTAAAGATCGCATGGCTTTCCCTGAGCTTAAGGTGGTGGCGCTTAAGCACTACAAGGAGTGGGAGCCAGATGCTTTCATTGTTGAGAAGAAAGCCGCAGGAGCACCGCTGATCCAAGAACTTCGGGCAATGGGAATCCCAGTCCAAGAGTTCTCCCCATCGAGGGGAAATGACAAGACAGTGCGCGTCAACGCAGTTGCAGATTTATTCAGCAGTGGTAAAGTCTGGGCACCCGACACCCGCTGGGCGCGAGAGGTGATTGAGGAGATGGCGGCGTTCCCAGTTGGGGAGCACGACGACTTCGTGGATACGACAACACAGGCGCTGCTACGCTTTAGGCAAGGCGGCTTTATTTCTTTGGATACGGACGAGAGAGATGACCCCGAAGTCTTTCGCCGTAAGTCACACGCATACTACTAGGACTAAACATGGCAACGAACATCGACAAAGCGCTTTACCAGCAACCACTGGGCATTGAGGAACTGGCGCAAGAGGAAGCTCCCTTGGAGATCGAGATCGTTGATCCCGAAGAAGTCACCATTGGCATGGATGGGCTAGAGATCACCATCGGCAAGGAAGACCCAGAAGAGGAAGGCTTTGACGATAACTTGGCCGAGTACATAGACGATGGTGCCTTGCAGTCGTTGGCTGGGGACTTGACCTCGGACATTGACCAAGACAAACAGTCACGCAAAGAGTGGGAGAAGACTTACGTTGATGGATTGAAGCTGTTGGGCTTGCAGATCGAAGAAAGAACAGAGCCATGGCAGGGTGCTTGCGGTGTGTTCCACCCGATGATTACCGAAGCGGTTGTGCGCTTTCAGTCTGAAACAATCACTGAGACGTTCCCAGCCCAAGGGCCCGTGCGCTCCAAGATCATCGGCAAAGATACGCCTGAGATGAAAGAAATCGCGGCCAACGTTGAAGACGACATGAACAACGAGTTGACCGAGGTCATGACGGAGTACCGCTCTGAGCATGAGCGCATGCTGTGGTCACTGCCAGCTACGGGTTCAGCGTTTAAGAAGGTGTACTACGACCCGTCCCTTGGCCGTCAGGTTTCGATGTTTGTGCCAGCGGAAGACATGCTCTTGCCCTACGGCGCAACCGATTTGGATACTTGCCACCGCGTCACGCACGTCATGCGCAAGACCAAGAACGAGATCATCAAGCTTCAGCAAGCTGGGTTTTATCTGGACATTGAGTTGCCTGATGCACCCAAAGACCGCACGGATATTCAGAAAGCCAAGGACAAAGAAACAGGTTTCAATGACCTGAACGACGA